CAGGATCAGCGTGGTTTTGACACTATCGACATTGGCGGCCGAGGTCAGGTCCTTGATGATGAAATCCTGCAAGGCGGGCAAATCCCTGGCCACGCATTTGAGCAGGAAATCGGCCTCGCCGGAAATGGCATAGGCCTCGCGCACCTCGGAACGCGCGTTGACCGCGGTCTCGCGTGCGCGCTCGAGCGCCTGGCGGAGGTCGAGGGCCTGATGAGCGGCGACACCAACGTGACCGTGCAGCCTCGGGGGAATGTGAACGTGCAAGTAAACGTCGCCGCGCTTCAGCAGCCGGAGCGATTGCGTGAAGTCCTCGACCTCGCGCGCGCTGCGGGCGTGCTCGACGTTTTGTTTCCGCAGCCGAAGATCGAGGAACTACCGGGACCGATGAACGGAAACGGAAACGGTGTGCATGACGCCTGAGCAGATCGAAGGTGCCCGCATCCTGACGCGCTTGACACCGCGCACCACGGAGTACATCCCGCTCCAGCCCACGCCGAAACAGCACCTCATGATGTGCCTCGATGACGCCGAGGAGATCCTCTTCGGCGGGGCCGCAGGTGGGGGGAAGTCGATCGTCCTGCTCATGTGCGCGCTCCAGTACGTGGACTGCCCGGACTATGCCGCCCTGATTCTGAGGCGATCGTTCAAGGACCTCTCGCTTCCGGGCGCGCTCATGGACGTCGCCAACGACTGGCTGCGGCCGCATCCGGAAGTGAAATGGCGGGACTCGTCGAAGACGTGGGAGTTTCCTTCCGGGGCCACGCTGACCTTCGGCTACCTCGACAACGACAACGACGTCTATCAGTATCAGTCCGCGGCGTTCCAGTTCGTCGGCTTCGACGAACTCACCCAATTCACGGAGCGGCAGTTTCTCTACCTGCGCTCGCGCTTGCGCCGGCGCGCGGGCTCGACGGTGCCGCTACGCATCCGCGCCGCATCGAATCCCGGCGGCATCGGCCACGATTGGGTGGTGAGGCGCTACCCCATCACGGAGCCGAAGACGAATGGGACCCGATTCATCGGGTCCCGCATCTCCGACAATCCCCACCTCGACGCCGACAAGTACCGGCAATCGCTCGCCCACCTCGATCCAGTGACGCGGGAGCGGCTGATGAACGGCGACTGGAGCGTCCGCGAGGGCGGGAAGTTCTTCAAGGCGGTGTGGTGGAAGTTCAGCGACGAAATCCGCCGCATCGTCGAGCGCAGGGTCCGGTACTGGGACCTGGCGGCGTCCACGTCCGATAGCGCGTGCCGAACCGCGGGCGTGCGCATGAGCATCGCCGGAAAGGTGTACGATGTCGAGCACGCGCTGGCGGGGAAGTGGACCTCGGGCGACCGCGACGCCACCATCGAGCAGACGGCGCGCATGGACCCCGACGGCACCGAGATCTGGATCGAGCAGGAACCCGGCAGCGGCGGCAAGGCCCAGATCGACTACCTCATCCAGCGCCTCGCCGGTTACAGCGTGCGCGCGGACAAGGTTTCGGGCGAGGGCGACAAGGCCCGGCGGGCGTCGCCGTTCGCATCCCAGCTCGAGGCCGGGAATGTGCGCATGGTCCGGGGCCGGTGGAACGCGGACTACCTGAGCGAGCTCGAAGCCTTCGATCCGGCGGCGCCGGCGTTCGCGAGGATACTCAAGGATCAGGTGGACGCCACGAGCGGCGCCTTTCGCAAGCTGACCTCGGGCGCGTTCGTGATGACATGGGTATGAGTTTGTGCTAGACTCCGCAAAGTGATAGGGGGAAGCCGATGCCGAAGAAACTTCCGCGGGAGCGCAGAACGATCCACGTCCACGTCGATGCCAACAAGATCACGCGCGTAGTCGAGGCCGACGAGAAGCGGAGCGCGCCGAACAACCTCGCCACCGTGCTGTGGCCGCTGAGTCCGCGCTACGCCGAGGTCCTGACGAACTTCAGCTTCCCCTATGTCTCGCATCCGGTGGTGTTCTCCGCGCTCGAAGCCATCATGCGCAATATGAAGACGGTCCCGCTCACGATCAGGAAGGGCGCGCGCGGGAGCGCGGAAGCGGATGCGTCGGCGGTGGTGCAGTCCGGACCCTGGAACGATCTCTTCGGCAGGCCCTGCTCCTACCTCTCGCAGAAGCAGTGGCTGCACTGCGTCTTCGTCTGGTACGACCAGACCGGGGACGTCATGCTCGTCGCCGAGGGCGCGGGCGGGAAGCTGGCGGGGCCGAAGGAGATCCCGGTCGCGCTCCATCCCTGCAACGGCAAGAACTTCAAGCCCGAACTCAACAACGTCACGGGCAAGCTCGTGGGCTGGCGCAGCGCGAGCGCCATCTTCAACCGCTGGTTCTTCTCGCCCGAGGAGGTCGTTCACTTCCATCGCCCGGATCCGCGGAATCCGCTCCAGGGAATCGGCGTACAAGAGGCATGTGCGATCACGACGCGGAGCGACGTCAAGGCCATGATCTTCGACGAGAAATTCCTCGATAACGGCTGCGTCTTCAGCGGCGTCATCACGGCAGAGAACCTCACTCAGGACCAGGTGGACCAGATCCGCCGCCAGAAGGAGGACGAGCACGGCGGCTACTTGAAGGCGTTCAAGCTCTTGGCGTTGGCCGGGACCGGCATCAAGTTCACGCCCTCGCAGCAGACCGCGCAGGACATGCAATTCCACGAGAAGCGGATCTTCTCGCGTGAGGAGATCCTCATGTGCCGCGGCGTGCCCGAGTCCGAGCTCGGCATCGGCAACGACGCCAGCATCATCACGGGACAGGGACAGCAGAGCAGCAACGCCAAGATGTGGACGGGCGCGGTCCTGCCCCTGCTCGCCGACTTCGAGGATGCCGTCTACGAGCAGTTGTTCCGCCGCGTCGATCCCGCGACGTGGCTGGAGTGGGATCGCAAGCAGATCCAGGCGCTTCAGCCGAACCTGACCGCGAGTATCACCACGGGCCAGCAGCTCCTCGGCATGGGCTACACCGTGAACGAAATCAACGCCCGCTTGGCCTGGGGCATGGAGGCCGTGGAGGACGGCAGCGGCGACATCCGCTATATCGGCGGCGGCCTCACGCCGATCAACGCCCTCACGCTGGACGACATGGCCGGCGCCGGTGAGCCCGCGCCGGAAGAGCCCGCGGAGGAGATGCCGGAGATGGGGAAGTCCATCGAGGCTCTCGCGCGCGCGAACGTTGTCGCGCTCGAGCTCGTCGAGGACCGCAAGCTCGCGCCGGTCGAGGTCGTCGGCGCGCGCAAGATCGTAGGCGACTTCATGACGCGCAAGTCCAAGGCCCGAGAGAAGGTCTGGCGCCGCGTGATGAAGAAGGTGTTCCTGCCGATGGAGGCCAGGTTCCGGCGCGCCATGGGCGTGTACCTGTACTCGCTCAGGCGTGAGCAGATGCGGAGGATTGCAAAGCTCGACGTGAAGCGGGCGCTTGAGGCTATGTGCGCCTTATTGCCAGAACTTGGGAGTGGCGATGCCTTCCTCGAGATCGACTCCCGCGACACCATCGACCAGATCCTTTTCCCCACGCCGGAGTGGAACGGCAAGCTCAATGCCGCGACCGAGCCCGTATACTTCGACGTCATCCAGCGCGCGACCGATGATGTCTTCGGCGAGCTCGGCGGCAACTTCGCCTTCGACATCACGGACCCGCGCGTCATCGACATCGTGTCGAGGCGGCAGGAGACGAACTTGGCACAGGTGAACAAGACCATCCGGAGCCAGACCGCGCGCGTCATCGAGAAGGGCGTGCGCGACGGCAACAGCATCACCGAGATTCAGGAGAGCGTGCGCAAGCAATTCGACTTCACGGCGTCGCGATCGCTCACGATCGCGCGGACGGAGGTGGCGGGCGCGGCGAACGAGGCCCGATTCGACGTCATGCAGGAAGAGGGCGTCGAGGAGCACACCTGGAGCACCGCGAATGATGAGGCCGTGCGCACGAGTCACGCCCAGCAGGACGGCGTCGCGGTGCGGCTGGGGACTCCGTTCCCCAACGGACAGGAGTATCCGGGGCATGACATCGGCGATCCCGGGGAGACTGTGAATTGTCGGTGCCTGTCGATCCCGGTGTAGGAGGGTAGGCGATGCAGAAATACGACGCCCGGGTGTGCTTCAACGCGCCGTCGCAGACGCGGCGCCAGCTCGCGGACATGGAGAAGGTCGAGGGCATGAAGCGCGGCGAACTCCTGCGCCGACTCATCCGCGAGGCCCACGGCAAGCTCGTCGAGAAGAAATAGGGGCGCAATCGTATACGTGTTCGTACCCCTATTCGTACCACGGTTAGACATATCCGACACGGAATCCACTCCCAGCCGTTGCGTTCCGGCGCCGCCGATGTAGAACCAAGGCGTGGAACTCGAACACAGGATCTTCGCCGGTGAAGTCCGCAAGGTCGAGAGCGATGGCAAGACCCGATACCGCTTCACCGCCTCCGACCAGACCTATGACCGCTACCACAGCGTCATCCTCGCCGACGGCTGGAGCCTGAGCGAGTACAAGAAGAACCCGATCGCGTTCTGGGCGCACGAGTCCTGGAAGCCACCCATCGGCGGCAACGTCGATGTTACGCTTCAGGACTCGAGGCTCGTCGCCGACATCGAATTCGCGGCGACTCCGTTCGCCAAGGAGATCGCTTCTCTGGTGGAAGGCGGATTCCTGCGCGCGGTCAGCGTCGGCTTCCGCAATTTGGAGAAGCGGGTGCCGACGCGGGAGGAGCGGATCCGGTTCGCGATCCCGGACGATCACGTGGACGCGTTCATGTACACGCGCAACGAACTCTACGAGGTCAGCGTCGTCGGCGTGCCCGGGAATCCCAACGCCCTGCTGTCCAAGCTGGGCGCGGACGCGATGCTGGCGGAGGAGATGGCGACGCGCGGGCTCGGCATGCTGCGCGAGAAGCTGGAAGGGCGCGCCGAGATGGAGCCCGCGAAATGCCCGGCCTGTGAGGGATCGGGCGCGTGCGCGTGCGCGAACTGCGCCGGCGAGAACGAAGAGGCCGGGAAGAAGTCCGTGGAGCTGCATCCGCTGGCGACGCTCGAGGACATGCAGCACATGTCCGCGGACATCATGGACTACATCGAACGCAAGTTCGACGGCTTCGAGAAACGATTCAGCGTGCGCCCGGCGGCGCGATCGTATGTCGAAGACATTCTCGGCCTGAAGAAAAAGGCCGACGACATCAACAGGAACTTGAGGGGGTAGACGATGGGCATGGAACTGTCGGCAGAGATCGCGGCGCTGAACAAGACGCTCGACGACGTGAACAAGGGCGTGCTCGAGGGACGCGACGCCGTGAAGGCGGTCGAGAAGGACTACCGCGCCTGGCGCGAGGCCAACGAAGTCCGCATCAAGGCCATGGAGGACAAGCTCGCCGCAGCCACGGGGATGGGCATCCCCGGATTCGGCGACGACAAAACCTGCAAGAACTTCAGCCTCGTCCGGGCCGCGTTCTGCCACGCCACCCGCGACTGGAAGGGCTGTGAGGACATGAAGGAGGCGGTGGACGTCACGGAGAAGCTCTACCGCGAGAAGCTGTCCACGCTGCCGCCGGAGCAGCGCGTGATGACGACGGCGACTGACACCAGCGCCGGATTCCTCGTACCGGTGCAGCAGATGGCGGAGATGATCGAATTCCTCTACGCCCAGACGGTGCTCGACGCCGCCGGCGTGACCAAGATGGAGGGCCTCGTCGGCTCGCCGGTTTCGTTGCCGAAGGAGACCACGGACTGGCTGTCGCCCGCGGAAGTCGCGGAGAACGGGGCGATCGGCTACGACGACTTCACGACGGGGCAGGTCACGATGAGCCCGCGCAAGCTCGGGCGCGGCGTGAAGATCTCGCGCGAGACCGCGCAACTCGCCAGCCTCATCCCCAGCGTGGAGGCATTCGTCCGGACCCGGCTCATGAAGAAGATCGCGTTGACCCTGGACCTCCGGGGCCTGCGCGGGAGCGGGTCCTCGCTCCAGGCGCTCGGCATCGCAAATGTGAGCGGGATCAACACGGTCGCTCTCGGCACGAACGGCGGGCCGGTGTCGTACGATGCCTTCGTCGATGAGGAGTACCAGCTTGCCCTCGACAACGCCATGGTGCAGGGCGGACGATTCGCCTTCATCATGCATCCGCGGACGAAGTACAACGCGCGCAAGCTCAAGGACTCGCAGGGCCGTCCGCTCTTCGACGTCAGCGCGCAGGGCGAGAACGCGGTCGAGCGCGTCATCGGCCATCCCATCCTCGCGACCACGCAACTCCCCATCAACCTCACGAAGGGCACGGCGACGACTTGCTCGGAGATCTATTTCGGCAACTTCGCCGACTTCGTGCGCGGGCTCTGGGGACAGCTCCGAATCGAGTCCAGCCTCGAGGCCGGGGACAGCAACGGCAGCGCGTTCACGAACGATCAGCTTTGGGTCAAGGGCGTGATGCTGTACGACTACGCCTGTCTGCGCGCTGAGAGCTTCTGCCTCATCAACGACGTGACGTAGAGGAGAGGGGAATCGAATGACGGAACCTCGTGATAGAGTCGATCAGGTCGCGGTCGCGGCGCCGATCATCGCGAAGGCGGCGGCGGCGGCGGCCGACCGCTTCGCCGTCGTGCCAGACGATGTGAAGCTCTTCTTCGGCAGCGACGGCGACGCCGTGGTGGTGAAGCGGACGGCGACGTTGAACGCGAACACCGCGTTGGACGGCGTCTTCGTCGGAGTGCCGGTGGTGGCGGCCATTCCCGCGGACTCGCTCATCATCGCCAACGCGACCGCCAGCGGCGACATCGTGCTGGCGGCGAACCGGGGCGGGAACTCGGAGTCCTACGTCCACGTCGATGCGTCGGCGGGGCAACTCATCCTGAATTCGCCGAACGCTGCAGTCTCGATCGGTGCCGCGATGGTGCCGACCACGAACGACGGCGGCGCTCTGGGCTCCACGTCGCTGAAGTGGTCCGATCTCTGGCTCGCCAGCGGCGGCGTCATCGACTTCAATTCGGGCGACGTCACGATCACGCATTCGGCGAATGACATCGCCGTCTCGGGCGGGACCCTTACCACGAGCGGCGGCGTCGCCATGGGTGCGGCAACGGCATGGACGGGAACGCCGACGTTCACCGGGATCCCCAGCTTCATCGGCGCCTCGAGCGGTGCCGTGACGGCCGCTCTCCTCCACGGCGGCGGCACGTCGGCGACGCCGTGCGCGACCGCGACGGCGGACAAGAACTTCCTCGGCTACTGGACGAAATCCACGGCAGCGACCGGGGACTGCCGCGGGATGTACCTGCGCACGTACTTCGGCGGCGCCGGATCGGGCGAGGCCCTGCGCGCGTACGCGACCGTGGATTTCGCGGGTGCCGCGGCTGTGGGCGGGACCATCAACGGCATGCACTGCTCGCTCTCGATCGCGGCCGGGTCCACGATCAGCGGGCAGGCGTTCGCGGCCCGGTTCACGCTGGATTACGCCACCGCGACGCGGACGACGGACGCCAATGTCTGCTGCGTCAACCTCGATTCCAACATCGGCGCGAACAACACCGTGCACGCGAACAACGCCTTCCTGCGCCTGAGCGACACCGGCTCGGTTCCGCTCCAGAAGTTCCTGCGGACTCCGGCGGTCGCGTCCGCGGGATTGCTGGCCGCGCACATCACGGATGCGCTCACGCACAGCATCCGCTGCGTCGATGAGGCCGGAACCGTGTTCTACATCATGTGCACGACGACCGCCTCGAATCGGACGGGAGGCGCGTGATGGTGACGGCTGAGGAGATCCGGGAGCGGATGCAGATCCTGAACCAGAAGCGTGAGCAGGCGCTGGCGGACGCGAACGCCTACGCGGGCGCGATCCAAGACTGTCAGTTCTGGCTTGCGCGGCTGCTCGACGGCGACAAGACCGAGACCAAGATCCAGAAACCCGAACTCGTGAGGGGGTAGAAGATGCGATACAGCACGTTCACGCGGCACGTCCAGGCTCTCAAGCCGCAGTCGTTGAGCGCGGGCGCGGAGGCGTTCACCTCGGGCATCGACTGCCTCGGCTACCGGTGGGCGGAAGTCGTCCTCCTCACCGGGACCGCGACCGGCAGCATCGCGGCCGCGAACATTCAGGAGTCGAGCGACGACGGCAGCGTGGACGCCTATGCCGATGTGACGAGCGCGGACTTCACCGCCATCACGTCCGCGAACGACGACGCCGCCTACGTCATCCGCCTCGATCTGACGAAGCGCGAACGCTACATCCGCGTGGGGTACGACGTCGACACCAACGCCGTCCTGGCCGCGGTGCATGTGGTCCTCATGGACCCCGTGAACGCGCCCGCGACGGCAAGCGCGACCATCGTGGCGACGGTGTAGACATCCTCCGCAGGTCGCGCACTACTGCGGAGTGGAGTGCAAGATCAGGAGGATCGAATGGGCGGAACCAGCGGCGGACTCGGACGCTACTACACCTACTCGCGGCACGGCCAACTCTGGAAGGCGACGCCGACATCGCCTTCGACCACCTACACCGGCCAGACATCTCTCGTTGCGACCACGCCGACGTTCCTCATCCGCATGGCGGAGGCGACGGCGAGCAATCGCGTCATCCCGGTCAGGATGCGGCTGTCGCAGAGCGGGACCGTGGCGGGCGGCAACATCTCCGTCGCGATCCTGCTCGACAACACGGACAGGTATGGCAGCGGCGGCACCGTCATCGAGCAGGCGCAGCCGGACATGAGCGCGGGCAATACCTCGGCCTTCACCGTGCGCGGCAACGCGACGGCGACGGCGGCTTCGAGCGCGGTGCGGACGCTGGAATCGTTCGAGGTCGGGGCCGCGACGGGTAGCATCGTCGAGTACGCCTTCGAAGAGGAGGCCATGATTCAGGGCACGGGCTCGATTCTCGTCTACACCTGGGCCGCGACGACGGGACCGACGTGGAAGCCGGTCTTCGAGATCGCGCAGGAGCCGATCTGATGTCGAAGCTGAACATCATCGAGAACGCGCTCGTCAAGGAAGCGTTCGCGATCACGGACGCGACGGACGTGTCGGCGAAGACGGGGACCGGCACCACCGTCGTCATGCAGACCTCGCCCACGATCACGAGTCCGACCATCGCGGACGTGTCGAGCATGGCCGTCCAGTCCTCGACCGGGCGCAAGGCCATGAACGTCCTCCGCGTCGCCGCCGACGTCATCTCCGCGGAGACGGTGACGATCGGCGCGGACGTGTACGAGGTCGAGATCGTGAACACGGACACGACCGACGACACCGCGGGCGCGACCTGGAACAACACCACGGACCCGCTCAGCATCGTCGCGGCGACGTATCCCAACGTCCCGACTGGGGTCGGCAGTCTCATCCGCGTCGAAAACGAGATCATGCGCGTGACGGCGACAGGCGCGAACCTGACGCTCGCGCGCGGACAGAGCGGGACGACGACGGTCGCGCACGCGGACGCGCTCGACATCTACGAGGGGAACGGCATCGCCGGCGGCTCCACGATTGCGGTTGGCTTGGTGGCGACGTTGACGCCGACGGCGTTCACGCCCGCGCTCGTCGCGGACATCAACGGCCGCGGCGTCGAGGCCGTGACGGCGACGCAGATCAGCGTCAACGAGATCCTCATCGAGGCCGACGCCGTTGGAGCCGTCGCGCTCGCGTGCTCGGAGGCGCTCACGGGCGCCAACAACGGCTGGGCGGCGGCGGCCATGTTCGGGGGCCGCGCGGCCAGCGTGCGCAACTCCGAACTCGTCACGCGCGTTCCGACCGCGGCAGAGGTCGGGCTCGGCAACATGCACTTTGTTTTCGCCTTCACCGTCGCGGAGGCGCACGTCCGCGTCTGGCCGACGGCGACGCCGAACGGTGTCATTACGGCTTGGGATGGCGCGACCACGATCAGCAGCGGGCGCGTGAGTCTCGACAACAGCGGCACGACGGACTGGGCCGTGACGGACACGGTGATGGTGCTGGCGGTGGGGGCGTAGGGGGATGATCGCAGCGGCCGCAGTCGTGAAGCAGCAGGCGCCGTACGAATCATACGACGCCGACGCCGTGATTCTTTTCGCGGCGATGGCGGTCCAGCCCGACGCGACGCGGAAGCAGCTCATCAGCGACACGATCACGGCGGGCAAGGCTCATGGGTGGTGGGCGCAATCTGATGAAATCTGGTTCCCCGCCGCCCACACAGAGCAGGCCGGGACGTTGGGTTGGAAGCGCGTGCGGGACTGCACGGTCGTCAATGGCGCGCTGCACACCGTTGATCGTGGGGTAGTCGGCGCGGCCGGAAAATACTGGAACACGAACTTCGTTGCGTCCGCGGACGGCGTGAATTACGTCGAGTACGCAGGGACGATTCTTACGTACCTGCGCGACGATGCGCAGGTCGCAGGCTACCAGATGGCTACGAGCGAGGGCGCAAACAACACCGGCATCGCCGCGCGGTGGTCAAACGGGAACGTCTACGGCAACATGCACGACGCCGGGTATGCCGGAGCCGCAATCGCATCGTCGCTCGGGCTCACGGCCGCGACCCGTACGGGTGAGAATGCCTCGCAGGTCTATCGCAACGGCACTCTCCACGATTCTCCCAACACCGCGTCGGCCGCTGGTGTGCCTGGGATAGCCATGCTCATCGGCGGGGTGAACGATGACGGCGGGCTCAACAAAG